TACCCAACTAATATTAAACCTACCATTTTTATTTGGAACAAATATAACCTCTGTATCTTGTTCTGAATTTTTCCATTGAAAGCTACCTTGAGTAATATTTATTGAATTTCTCATGTCTTCATTAAAATCTATCTGCTCGTATATTTTAGTTAGATTAAATAAAGACTCTTTTGTTTCATCTCTAAAAGCATGCTTAGTGGTGCGAGGAAACTGTCTGTAAAATTCATTTAAAGCATCTTGATCTTGTTTAAGTCCATCTACTTCGTTGTCCCAGTATTCTATCACACCTAAATCGATTATTTCACCTTGTGGTCCTGTGACAGGTTTTTTTGGCGTAACGAATACAGGTATCCCGTAAGAATCAATGTATCCTTCGTAGTTCCATTCCATAGGTATGAACAAACTATATAATCCCGAACGAGTCTGTCCATTGGCGTTTCTTTTTGTAACATCTGAGTCGTTATATAGTTTCTTAAAATTATCACCTCCTTTATCAAGAGCGTTGCTTGTTGATCCCATCATACATTTGCCAATAACTCTACTACCTAATCTAAGACAAGTTTTTGTAACTCGCCAGTTGTTTAAAATGTTATTAGGTTTTTCCCACTTACCACTTTCATCGTGGACAAGTAGTTTTAGTTTCTCCCCGTCGTACGAGTTATCACCTGTGTTTTTCCAGTCGATCGTTGTGTCGAGCCCGTCAAGTTCTCTGAGTGTCTCGTTGCTCTCGAGCTTCTTCCTTGTGTATTTTGTTGCAGGGACTCTGTATGCAAGCTCTGTCTTCGGCCTGTCCATACCGTCCTGGATTGGCTTGAAGAAGAAGGGGTAGTTGACCGATATTGGTACAACCTTGTCTGTGAACATCTTCTTAGCGTCAGGGCCAGACTTTGACAATATGCCAAACCGTGCATCTGATGTAATTGTCGCATTATTGACGGCCTCTGCGGAAGACATGAATGAAAATCCCGAACGGCGGTTCTTAAGATAGCACATTCCGTAACATCGTGAGTCAGCTTTACAAGCTTCCCAGAATATAAAGAATAATCTGTTTGATTCCCTAAAGTCTGGTTGCCCAACGTCAATTTTGCTCCACTGCAAGTACATATAGTGAGAACCAGTAACGTAAGTAGCCACATCCTTATTATAGAACCAAAAGCCTTCTTCCCTGCGGGTGAACTCATTATCGATGTAATCATACCATTTTTCTTTAAAGTCTAATGGGTATTCCTCCCAATCAAATACAGACTTTATTTTTTTTAATTCTTTAGGATACTCAGTGTACTCCCATTTATTAGTTTCAAACTTGTGTGTTTTATTTTTTTCAGGTAAAGCTATTTTAAGGTTTTGTATTTCATATATTTCACCTATTTTACCTGTCTTGCTTATAATAACAATATCGTGTTCTTTGTTATATCCATATTCCCATTTACTATACCTATTCATTCGTTTAAGAACTTTAGGTTTAATATGGTCTTTTAAAACTTTATATAAACTTTGCTCGTACATTACTTAGATCTACCTTCTGCAAAACCCTTAAAAGTTCTTTCTTCTTTAACTTCTTTAGGTTTATCGTTTAATAAATTTTCCTCTTCTTCGATGCGATTAAGTATTTCAAAGGCATCGAATATAGCTAACTTTTTAGTTGCGGCAGCGTTCTTGAGTCTGTCAGCTGATATATCATCATCAGAATCAACAATAGCTTCTTTAGCTACCTTGATTAATTCTTCGACTGCTTTCTGCCCAGCTTGGATTATATTCTTCTTCGTCTCCTTGGTATTCATACTTAATTACAATATCATTAGATTTCATACAATATAGTCGCTTATCATCAACTAAAAACTCCCACTCGCTATTAGGAGTAAAGCCTACAAGATCACCTGGGTTTATATTAAGCTCCTCTAAGGACTTATTACCATATTTTAATATACCAATAAGGTTTGCTTCTTTATCTAGTGTTAGATCTTGTTTACTTTTTATAGGTGTTATAAAACATCTATTATTTATAGTCTTCCAATTGTTTTTATTTTTATACAAATAAATTTGGTCGACTGCACAGAAATAGCAATCATCTTTAAAATAAGATCTGCTTTTTTTCTTTTCGCCCCTCATATCATAAAATGTTCTAAATACATTTTGATGTATGATTATTATAGCCCCTTTTTTAATAGGTGTAGAAAAAGCTGCAGGTGTTTCAATAACTCTAGCAACTCTATTAACAAACTTCCAGTTTTCTATCTTAGTATTTACAACTAATTTTTTATCACCCACATTAACAGTATTACTGTACTTATCGCCAACTGGTTCAACGATAAAATCATATAGACTCTTCATTAATACTCTAGATCATACTCAACGGATACTGCCATATTAGAATTAAACTTTTTCCATGGCAACACCTCGTCTTTTTTCTTTATGTGAATATTATAAGAGCTATCTGAATCGTCAAATAATATATACGCTATCTCGTGACCTCCATAAACTTGTTGGCCTACAGAGTAATGCATAGCGTCATTTTTATAATCAGATCCAATACTGATTTTTCTTATAACTGAATTCATTGTTATTCTACTTCTTCAGTTATTTCAGTATACTCACCTGTTTCTAAGTCTATGGATATTTTACCATATTCTTTTTCTATAAGTGATTTCTGTTCTTCTAAATCTTTATTTACCTCTGCAACCTTATGCAACAAAGCGTGTTTTTGTGTTTCTATAATACCAATGTTATTTATTATAGAATTTAACTCTTCTTGGTGTTTTACAATTATTTCTAATTGTTCTTTTTTAATTTTTGCCATTTGATTTAATTTAATTGTTTTGTATTTATATAGTTACACTTGTTTTAACAAATCTACTATTCAGGTAAATCCTCATATTGATCCGCGTAATCAGCAGGTAAATAAGATTCCATCCCACTTATTTGATCATCGCTACATTCGTCTTTATAGAAGTCGTTAGACAGTAACCAAAGAAAATGGTCTTTAAGACATTGCAGTTTTTCTTCTGTAGTCTCTGAATCCGCAGCTTCTGCTAATTGACCATCTACTTGACCTACGATAACTGCTTTGTGACTATCGTCTGTGTTTTCAGATGTTATTATATTTTTAAACATTATTTATGATTTTAATGATTCTACTTCTGCTTTTAATTCTTTTATTGCTTGTACTAATATCGGAACAAGTTTACCATAACTTAACTCTAGTTTATCTGGGTTATTATCATAAACAAGTCTTAAAGTATCGTTGTCTAATTCTTTAACTTCTTGTGCTATAAATCCAAAGTCTTTTTTACCCTTGTTAGATGAGTAATATTCTTCTCCATCAGAATTCGTTTCTGGTCTATTATCCCATACAAATTCCCTTGGTTGTAAAGCATCTATAAAAGCAAGTCCATATCCTAAATCTTTTATTTCTGACTTATCTCTTTCATCTGACAAAGATGTTATTGAAGTAACCGCACAGCGTAAAGTAGCTACACTTGAATTACCCAAAGTAACTTCATTTGAAGCAGTACTTGAACTTTCTATAGCTTGATAACCAACATTAGTAACATTTGTACCACTTGCTGAACTTCTACCAGTTCCAGAACCTAAGCTTGTCCTCCAATATCCAGTTAAGTTTCCGTCATCAGCTTGGTAACCGATTGCAGTATTATTTGAAGCAAACTGCTGGTCTTGTGAACCTAATGCTTCATAACCTATAGCAGTATTTCTTTGCCCAGTTGTTTCTGCGTCTAATGCTTTAGAACCAACAACAGTATTATGATCACCACTTGTTTTAGCTTTACCAGCTTCAGTACCAATATAGGTATTATTGCTACCAGTACTAGCATAACCAGCTTCATATCCAAGCGTAACATTATCAACACCAGTAGTATTAGAATAACCAGCTCTATAACCTAGACTCGTGTTATTACTTCCTAAATTTGATCTTAACGATTCGTAACCTACTGCGGTATTACTACTTCCACTTGAATTTTGCCTACCAGCTGCTCCTCCTACAAAAGTATTTCCACTACCAGTAGCAGTCCAATTACCAGCTTCCATCCCTATAGCAATATTATTACCACCAGATGTATTATTTAATAAAGCATTTCTACCAACTGCTACACAACCAGCACCTGTTATTTTTCTACCAGCATACGCACCTACCATAGTGTTCCAAGCTCCAGTAGATAATCTTCCAGCTTCATAACCAACACAAGTTCTAGATCCATTAGCTGTATTGTCATACCCAGCACGATAACCAATGTTTGTGTTTTCCACGCCAGAATTTGAGAAAAACCAGCTTGATAACCAATTGAAGTGTGTCCAGAAGCTGTATTGTTTTTTGCAGTTTGATAACCATATCCAACACTGTGAATACCACCGCCTCCGTTTAAAGATTCGTATCCTACGCCAACATTACCAGCACCAGCATTTGCCCAACCAGCTTGATAACCGATATAAACACCACTTGTAACGCTACTAACTCTAGCAGCTTGATAACCTATTACAACAGAGTTTTGACCAGCTGCTATATCAAATACATTAGG